GAAGTGAGCAGTAGGAATTAGTTCAATTCCTGCAACTTTCATAACTTTACCGTCTGCAATTGAACCTTGACCACTAAAGTCAACATTCACTACATTAGTTCCGTTTGCTAGTTTGTAGTATTCTTCCAATTTAATGAAAGCTTTTCTACCTTCTTTTGGTACATAGTTAGCATCTAAAGCTTTAGCTGCATCAAACAATGAATCAATCATTGCATTTGCTGCTGTAGAAGCTGTAGCACTAGCGATACCAGTGTTAGTTATTACAGTTCCTGCTCCATAGCCTGAATCAGCTACGTTTGCAGAAGCTTGTGCTGCTTGACCAATAGTTTGTAAGATATGCTTATCTTTTTGGAAAGCAAGTGCTCTACCGATTTCAGTAGAATATGCACTTCTTACATCCCAGTGGTTTTTAGCTTCTTCAATATTTGATAAAAATACCGAAGATAAAAGTAGGTCATTAATAGTAATAACCTTTTCGTTGTGGTTTACATCAGAACCGAGTATTTCGGCACCAGCAGTGTGGTAAGATGCTCCGACCCTTCCCATTACTGGGAAAGTTGCAGATTTGCCAGAAGCGATACTTCTAACCATTTCTGCACCAGCTGTTACTGAAGCTCTATCAAATGAAGTAAGTACCTCACCTGCAAAAACTTTCAGAAACAATGCATCTTCACTACCAGAAGCGTTAACTCGACCTAATGATACAGGCGTTGCTGCTGTCATGTTTTTTCTCCTTGTTGTGTTGTTATTGTTAAATAAAAGTCTCTACATTATCCTCAGCTTTTACCCAGATTGTCGCCCTCAAGCGGTCAAGTTATTACACTTACTTTTATGTATTGACAGTTGCCCTCTAAAAAGAGTGCACAACTATAATGCCCTGTGGGTTTTACCCCACAAGACAAATTCTTTATTTTTTCTTAGCTGTCTTAGCAGCTCTTTTAAATTGCTTAGCAGTCGGTGAACCTTTGCTTCCAACTTTACGCATTTTCTCACCACTACCAGCTGCTATTCTTTTACGTTTAGCATGTATATTAGCGTATAAACCTTTTTTCATTATGCTTTCATTCCTCTTTTTTTAGCAGTTGCATAAAATACTTTAGTACCTTTTTTCTTACCATAACTTTTAGTCATAGCTTTTTTCATCTTACTTGCTTTTTTAGTTAATGGCATAATTATAAATTACTGTTTTGAAGTTTTTGTTTAACTTCATTTTGATATGCAATATCTTTAGCATATTTAGGATTTGACATTGCTTCAGTAACTTGTGCCCAAGATTGAAAACCTTGTTCAACACTAGGTGTAGCTTTGCCAGACATTAATTTAGGTTCAGTTCCGTTAGCTCTTTCGTATTGACCTTTAAGAGCATTAACAGCAAGTTTAACTGTTTCCATATCTGAACTATTTACCGCTTTGTTATATGCTTGTTTCTCACCATCCGTCATATTTTCAGCAGCCCAATCAACCATTTCTTTATACGCAGTATCACCACCAACAGTATTTTTAATATCTGTGGAATATTTTTCAGCCAATGCTTGTTGACCAGAAATATAGTTATCAACATATTCTTTTGTTATCCCAACTTTTTCTAATGCTTCGTATGATTTAGCATCTAATTCACCTTTTTCTGCATATTCATTCTGCAATGAAGTCATATCTAAACCAGCAGATTCAACTGCTTTTTCAGCTACTTCTAAAGTGTTCTTATTTGCTTCTTGTTCTTTTAAAGTAGTTTTCCCAATTGGGTCAACTTCTTCTTTTTGAGATTGTCCACCAAGTTTCTTTTCTAACTCAGCATATGATTTAGCCAGTTCCTCAACAGAATTAAATTTTTCTGGTAAGCCTTCTGGTTTACTTTGTGTTGACTGTGTCTCGTTTGTTTGTTCTTGTGTCTCTACAGGCTTTTCTGAATTAGTTTCAGCTGCTTGTATTTCTACTTTTTCTACCATTTATTATTGTCCTTGTTGTTGTTTCATCATGCCACTTACAGCAGGTGCAACACCTTTTTCAGCCATTTGCATTATTTGTTGATTTTGCATTTGTTCTTCCATAGCTGCTTGTTCTTGTTGCATTTGCTCTGGAGATTTAACTAATCCCTCAGTGTCTATACCTAGACCAGTAGCAATACGTTTAACTAAATCGTCAGTGTTCAATGATTGAGCAATCTGAGGATTTACTTGTGCTAAGTTTCCTATCTCAGCAACAAATTCTCTTAATTTTTGTAAATCATTTCCTCTACCTAAAGCTTCTATTCCTGTAATAATAGTAGGCCTAACAGAATCTTTTGGTAATGCAGGAATTTCTTTTGCTTGTGACATTCTTTTCATCAGTATTTTAACTAATGGTAATTGAAATTCTTGAGATAGTAATGAATAAATACCACCCATAGAAGTTTCTAATTGTTCTGCCATATATCTAATTTCTTGTGCCGTAACTCTTTCAGCATCTCTTTGTATTGCAGTGTGTAGTAAGAAAGCATATGACATACGCTCTTCTAATTTACCAATACTTCTTTCAACTACTTGTAAATCATATTGTTTTTGAGCTTGTAGTACAGACACATCATCTTGAGTACCTGTAATAATATCACCATTTCTTGTATTAGCTAAATCTTTTTTTCTAGTAACAGAGTTAGGTCTAACCATGAATACTACTTTAGAAGATGCAGCAGCACTTTCAACAAGTGCTTGAGACAAACCTTCTAATGATTTTAAATCACCAATAAATTCTTCAACATAACTTCTACCGTAATCTTCATTATCAACTCTAACCATTCTCAATGCTTGGTAAGGAAAATTATCAACTGTGTATGAACCAATTGAAGAAGGTATTTTTATACCCTTAACTTCTTGACATACGTAAAATTTATCTTTTGCTGTTTTGTAAATATGTGTAAATAAATCTATGTCTTCATCATCTTTATAATCAGAATCTTTTGCAACCATCATTTTAACATCTTCATCTAAAGACATTGGACTGATACATTCTTTAATAACAATTTCTAATAACTCACCTGATTCATCTCTTCTACACACATAATTTGTAATAGGATAAACTCTCATATTACCTTGTTTAGGTAAATAAGTAAGTACGTTTCCAGCTACAATCAAATGTTTCAACGCTTCAAATACAGAAACTCTTAAAGCAAGTTGTTCTATTTTATTTGATACTTCTCTTTCAATTGTTGCTAATGATTTTTCAATTTCTGATTTTAATTCTTTTTGTTGTTCTAAATCTTTTTTAGCGTTACCTGAAATTGATAATCTAAAAAATGGGGAATTAGGGGGAAGTAATAATAGTANTAATTTAGAAGCTAAGTTATTAACGCCTCTTGCTCCTACTGATTGAAAAGGATTGTATAAGTCTGTTGAGACATGAAAGCCATCTGGTGGCAATAAGGAAGGTATTGTTAGCTCACTACATTCTTGAGCTCTATCTAAAAAGTGTTCTCTGTTCTCTTTTAATTTTTCGTATCGTTGTTTAGCGGTCTCTTGTAATAATCTGCTGTTGCTGTAGTCCATATATTACTGTATATTTAAACCTGAACTTGTAGGTATATTCAAACCAGATGAAGTCTGTAAAGAAGATGTTCCTCTTCTTCTAGCTTTTTTAGCAGTCATTTCTGCTTTCTCCGTAGTCGCAGCTGTTTTAACTGTAGGTGCCACTTGCTCTCCTATTGGAGATGGTGGCGGAGCTGGTGGTGGAGCTGGTTGAACTTCAGGTACTTTGGGTGCTGATAGACACATATTATTTATTTTCTGACCTCTCTTTTAAAGTGTTGATGAATCTTACTACATCTCGTTGGCCTGCTTTAAAGTACACTGTTTTAGTGTCATCAGCTAAACTAGGTGATTTCTCAGGAAATACTTCATTTAACATCTTAACTAAATCAACTGCCAGTACAGGCATAACTAAATCTTCAGATTCATTCATATTTTATTCTTCTAAAAAGGGCACTTTAGTCAAACAGTGACCCTGTGATAGTACCTTTGTTATACTCAGTTGCTCTATTTTCAAAGAAATTAGCATGTTCTACGCCATTTAATACCCAGTCCAACCATGGTAATGGGTTATCTTTTACATTGTAATTAGGTTTTAAAGACAATTGTAATAGTCTTCTATCAGCAATATATCTAATGTATTGTTTAACTTCTTCAGGTTTCAAGCCTCTAATACCACCCATCTCAAAAGCTAAATCAATAAACTTATCTTCAAGGTCAACCATATCACGACATGTCTGATAGATATTCGCCTTAAATTTTTCTGTCCAAATATTTGGGTTTTCTTTGACTAAAGAATGAAACAATTTAATCATGTTTTCTACATGGTGTGTCTCATCTCTAATAGACCAAGTAACAATTTGGCACATACCCTTCATTCTTCCATATCTTTGAAAGTTTAATAACATAACAAAAGAAGCAAACAATTGAAGACCTTCTCCAAACGCAGAAAAACAAGCCATGTCTAAAGCTAATCCTTCTATGCCTTTACCTTTTGATTTAAATAGATAAGTATGTTTATCAGCCATTTCTTTATACTGTTGAAATGCTTTGTATTCACTGTCTGGTAATCCAATCGTATCATTAAGTAATGAATAAGAATGTGCGTGGTTTGCTTCGCTAGTTGCAATAGCAGACAACATCATTCTAATTTCAGGTGGTTTAAATTTAGGAATGTATTTATCAAGATATGCTTGTGCAATATCAACATCACCTTGAGTAAAGAATTTTAATATTTGATTAATTAAATTCTTTTCTTCTACTGTTAATCTTTCATTCCAATCTCTGATGTCTTCATGCAAAGGCACTTCACTTGGTAACCAATGCATTTTTTGTTGCATGTCATAAGCTTCAAAAGCCCAGTCATATTCAAATGGTTTATAATGTACTCGTTCTTCAAATAGTGGCATAGTTTATCCTTCGCATGCCAGACANCTATCAGCANTAGCTTCTGGTATTATTGTTCTTGCAATTTTACTTGATACTAACTCGGCTCTTTTAATAGCTTCTGANCGAGTGTANTAAAGTGTTTTTAATTTTTTCTTCCAAGCNAACATATGTANATTATGTAAATCTTTAATGTGTACGTCAGCTGGAATAAAAATGTTTAAGCTTTGACTTTGACANATGTATTGNTGTCTGTCNGCAGCNTGTTCAATTACCCATTGTTGGTTAATCTCGATAGCAGTTTTGAAAANATCTTTNTCATATTCTGACAAANCTTCGAGATGAGCAACCGAGCCTCTTTGCGAGACAATGGATGTCCATATATTATCATTGTTTATCCCCTTCTTTTCTAATAATTTTTCTAAATGTTTATTCTTAACTAAGAAAGAACCAGACATTGTTTTTTGTACATAAGCATTTGCTCTGAATGGTTCTATTGATGGTGAAGTTGTTCCACAAATAATAGAGCTAGATGCATTAGGTGCAATAGCTAATAGATGTGCATTACGCATCCCTGTGCCTTCCATGTCAGGAGCCTCACCTCTCTTGACAGCAAGTCTTTGTGATTCAGCAACAGCTTGTTCTTTAATACTTTTAAATATTTTCATATTAATAGATTTAGCTAAAGCTGATTCAAAAGGTATTGATTTAGATTGTAAATATGAATGAAATCCCATAGCACCTAAGCCAAGACTTCTCTCGGCAGCAGCACTAAACCTAGCTCTAAATAAATTTTCAGGAGCATTGTCAATAAAATATTGTAATACATTATCTAAGAATCTAATTAAATCAGGTATGAATAATGTATCATTTTTCCATTCATCATACTTTTCTAAGTTAACACTTGATAGACAACAAACAGCTGTTCTGTTTTCATTTGTCGGTAAAGTTATTTCAGAACACAAATTAGAATGGTGTACTTTTAATCCTAAATCTTTTTGTGTTTGGGGTAATCCATCATTGATAGTATCAATAAAAGATATATAAGGCTCACCAGTATTAACTCTAACCTCTAATATTTTTAACCACAAATCTCTAGCTGATACTGTGCGTACAACTTTTTTTGTGTGTGGGTCAATAAGATTCCAACTGTCATCATAAGTAGGTTCTTTAATACACTTGTCTATTAACTCCATGAAATCATTTGTTATATTAATTCCATGATGTAAATTTAAATTCTTTCTATGTGCATCACCGCCAGTAGGTTTACGCATCTCAATAAATTCTATAATTTCTGGATGTGATATGTCCATGTAAGAAGCATAACTTCCTCTTCTAGTTTTACCTTGAGAAAACGCTAGTATCTCACTGTCAACTACATGCATGAATGGTATAGTTCCTGAACTAGCACTGCCGCCTGAAGTGGCCACACCATCAGAACGCACATGTCCCCAGTAACCACCTATGCCACCACCAACAGAAGCAAGCCAAGCGTTCTCTGTGTAATGACCAGTTAATCCTTCTCTACTATCACCTACATAATTTAAGAAACATGAAATAGGCATGCCTCTTTTAGTACCACCATTAGACAAAATAGGCGTTGAATACATAAACCATAACTTAGATGCGTAGTCATATATTCTTTGTGCCATTTCATCATTATCTGAAAAAGCTTTTGCAGCTCTCATAAATGCATCTTGTGGTGATTTTTCTTCTGGCAATAAATATCTATCTTGTAATGTTTTCTTGCCAAAGTGTGTTAATAAATCGTCTCTACTATACTCCATGTAAATTTGCTAATGCTCCTGATGTTGAATAAGCTACGTCTTTTATTGAAGGCACAGTTATTAAACTATTGTTTCTATCTAATAATTTGTATTGAATTTTTGTTGGTTTAAATTGTTCAAGATGTTTGAATACAATTTCTTCATGTAATGTAGAACAAGTATAAACATCTAATTGTATTAAAGATGGATTGTCTTCATCCCATACATGTAATGCTATGTGTGATGTTTCAATTACAGCAACACAAGTAGCTCCTTTGTTTCCTTTTTTGTCACAATAAAAAGCTTGTGGTTCTCCCATCAATTTCATTTTAATTTGTGGGACTAAATTTTTAACCCATGTTTTAACTTCTTCAATGCTTTTAGGTGGCTGTGTTACCATAGCTCTAACAATTAAATGTTCGTGTGTAAGTATCATTATATTTTTGTTCCAAATACAGAGTATTCTTTTTCTGGTTCGTAGTTAAGTGTTACGCCAACTGGCTCTGGAAATTCTTTAGCAATAATCATATCAATATATTGTTTTGCTTTTTTTAAATCTTCCAATTGTTTCTCAGCTGACAAATGTTTTTTATTCCAACGGCAAATGTATTTAATTACATTGCCTTCTGCATATGGAATATTATTTTGCATGATAAAAGTAGCAGGCTCAATAACCATTGAATAATGTTTTGGTTTTTTTATTGCATCCATAATTTTACTTCTCCTGTTTCTTTATTATATTCACCATGTCTAAGTATGCGTGCAACCCTTGCTTGTTGTAAAGCTTCACCTTCGGTGTAACCTTTTTCTTCATACAACTTAATAACTATTTTCCATAGGTCTAAGATGGGTACCATAGTATATTTACTTATAAGTTTTTCAGCTGTTTTAATACCAACGCTAGGTAACCCAGTGTAACCATCAACGGCATCACCAGATAAAGTTTGTATCATAAACCAGTAGTCAGCTAATTTTAATGGTGTCTCTTTAAACAACACACCATCTGTGGATAAAGTAGCAGGTATTTGTTTAAGGTCTTTATCAATTGAGACAATAATTCTTTCTTCATCTGTTGGTTCTGTTGCCATAATACCTAAGACATCATCAGCTTCTAGGTTTTTCCATATAACACCATTATGTTTTTCCATAACATATTTACGCAAAGCATTTAAAACCATTGGTTTTCTTTTTTCTTTTCTGTTTGCTTTGTATGTAGGCATAACATCTTTTCTGAAATTATGTTTATCAGTTAACGCAACAACATAATCGTCAGCTTCAAGTTGTGAACCCAAGTCTTCTATCTGTGCATCAACATCTGCTATGCATTGTTTCTCATCACAGTGTAAAGTCCAAAGTCCATCACCCCAATGAGTGTCCACTTCATTTTGAGTAGCTATTTTATAAATTAAAATATCACCATCAATTAGTAATACTCTTTTCTTAGCCATATATTATTTTCCTTTCCTGTAATTTACGTTAAATTTTTTGCCAAAAATATTTCGGATAATGGAATTAAAACAAACTTACTTCGCCATCCATCACCACCATTTTTAAGTGTGCCAATATATTTTTTAGTTAGTTTCTTAATTGTCTTGGTATCAAAAATTAATCTGCAATAATCTTTATCACCATTAGCAAGTATGTGAACCCAATAATCAGATTTGGTTACCATAATACCAGATGGTTTGCCATTACATTCTATTTCAATTGCAATGTTACCAGTTTTAAACCACCAATCACGTTCTGTCTTTACTTCTAACTTTCCTTCTTTTAATATTTTTTCAATACGTTGTTCTCTCTCTTGTCCATATTTTAAATCAATATCAAATTTATTATTTGCTTTAGTCATTAATGTGTATCACTCCAATTGTCTCCTATTTTATACTCACCTGTTAATGGAACTCTTAAATTAAAATGTTTGCCAGTACGTTCTATGGCCTCAACAGCTAATTTACCTATTTCATCAGCATCTTTTTCAAGACACTCTATTTGTATTTCATCATGCACCCAAACAACTTGCTGTGCATCATGGTGTTTTAATAATTTATCAAATTCAACAAGCCATTGTTTACATACAATAGCACCGCCAGATTGTAATAAAGTATTCAGTGCAGCATGTGATGAACGAACTTTAATTTTTCTTTTGTCAAGACCAATTAAATAACCTCTTTCAGCTGCTGCTTGAACTTCTGTTATTAATCTATTTAAAGCTGGTAAATTATTTAAGAAACGTTTTTTAATCTTGGATGCTTCTGCCATAGTTTTACCAGTTACTAACCCTATCTTTTTCACACCACCGCCATAAAGAAAACAGTAGTAGAATCTTTTGGCTAAGTCTCGGCTGTCTAAACCTGCTAATTTTTGTGTCTCAGAATGTATGTCACCCTCAAGAACAACTTTAGCATAGTCGCCGTTATCGTACTTAGCCATATAGTGAGCCAACATCCTCACCTCTAAACCAGAGACATCAACGCCTACAAGTTTTTTACCTGCTGGAACCGTAAATAAGGCTCTACATTCTTTACCGTAAGGCACATTGACACTTGGTATTTGTGCCATGTTTGGGTACGAATGTGTTGCTCTAGCTGTAACAGTTGAATTGGTATTACACACTCCATGTATTTTCCAATTCTTTTCATGCTTTAACCAAGCTTGTGCTCCTGTAGCTAGTTGCCCAATTCTTTTATCTAATAAAAAATGTTCACACAATATTTTAGCTTCTGGATATGGTAATGAAGCTAATACTGTTTCATCTAATTTAGGTTTACCGTCTTCAGTAAATTCTTTTGGTTTCCAATTATGAATAGATATTAATTTTTCTGCAATATCTTGTCTGCTTGATGGATTAAATGTTTTTGTAGATTCTTTATAAAACACTTGACCTTTAACATATCCTCTAGCTTTGTTATTTACTTTAGGAAAAAATGGTGTTTTAATTGTTTCAGGTGGAAACATTTCTTGAAATTTATCTTCAAGTTCTAATCTTCTTGTATTTAATTTTGTATATAATTCTCTTGCAGCTTCTAAATTAAAAGTAAATCCATGTTGTTCTTGTTTGTAAATTAATTTAGCAACTTCATGTTCTAATTCCATTGCTTGATTTGAATATCCTTTTTCATTTATCATGTTGTATAATTTATGAGTTACTTCAACATCTTGAATACAGTATTCTAACATTTCAGGTGTAAATGTTTTCCAATCAGTTTCAATAGTTGTTTTGTAAGTTCCAATTCTATTACCCCAAGCTTTTAAACTATGTCTTCCAATACAATCTCTAGGAAAATCTTTTCTTTGAAAATCTTTTTCTTTTACATCTGGATATAACAATCTTGTTGCTACCAAAGTGTCAAAAATTTTTGCGTTAGTTTCAAAGCGAAGATAAAGTTTTTTAAGAACAGGTAAATCATATTTAATTATATTATGACCTATTAATAATTCTGCTTTTCTTAATTTGTTAACAGCTTCATCTGTTGTCAATTTTAAAATCTCATTTGTTTCAATATTTTTTAAAACAATACAATGAATTTTAGTGACATTTTCTAATAAGCCGTCAGTTTCTAAATCAAATATATATTTCATAGTTTTATTTTTACAATTTTAATTACATTGCTAGTTGGAATTGTTGTTACATTACCCACATCAGCGACAAGACCA